CCAAGAGCCGATGCCGTCATTTCCGGGTCTGTACCCCACCACGTATTGCGCTCTTGCCACGCCATAGTTTTAGAGTCAGGCGTCGGAATTTGCACCTGCTGTTGAGTAAGTTGTACATCTTCCTCTACGTCTTGTAAAGTAGGTCTATACCCGGCAAGCTGTTGAAGCTTATATTGCGCAGAATTTAACTGTTCCTGTGCCTCAAGCACACGATCAGTATCACCTGCTTCGTAAGCATCTTTGTACGCACGCTTGGCCTGCGCAAGCTCGAACTCAGCGTTCTGCTTGAAGCTACCAACCAGTGTCTGCTCGCCCTCAGAAAGGGTAGACTTCAACCTACGGTTTTCTTCCAGAAGCCGCTGAGCAGCAGACAAAGCTTCCGTCTTCTCACGCATCTCGCGTTCTTTTTCACGGCGCTCGTCATGCCAGACCTTCTTCATCTGCTTCAGACGGGTCTTTACCTTGTCGGAGTATTCTTCAAGCTCATCAGCTTCTAGCTCTTCGACAAGTTCCTTCGGCATTGGCTCACGGCCACGGTCTGCCTCAGGGGTATCATCTTCAATTTCAATTTCCGGCTTATCAGCCTCAGAAACGGGGGTTTCGTCTTCGATTTCGAACGAAAAATCGTCGTTATCATCCATACTCATATTATTCTCCTTTGTACGGGTTACGCCCGTTAAGCGGCACGGAGTTGTGCGACTGCGGGACAGAAGTGGTTACCCTTCCGGCGGTTTTCCGTTCGAGTAATCACTTGCAGGTTCTTTAGTACGTGCAACCCAGACACGTTCTTACCCTTGATCGGGACGATATGATCGACCTCGTACCGGGGGAAGATGCTGCAAAAAAAGTACATCCCGTCCATTTCGACCTTATCGGCGGCAGAGACGGGGTACTTACCCAGCATACGGCGATGGGCACGGTCAGCGGCGGAATACCACTTGTTCCGCTCTGCCCAGCGCTTGCGCGCTGCTAGGCGGGCTTCAGAAATGGGTTTACCCCTACGGCGATCTTCCGCTGCCGCACGAGCGCCCGAAGCCTTGTACTTAGCTTCCTCCCGCTGTTTTGCCGCCCGGCCCTTTTCGCTGGCGTAATACTTGCGCTTAGCAAGTTTCTGCCGTTCTTTCTGTTCTTCCGGTGTCATGCCCTTGAAATTCCACGCGGATCTTCAACAACAGCTTCGACCGAATCATCATTGATGATGCGGAACTCACGGCCATGAATCTTAACGCGACTGCCAGCATGCGGGCGGGTGAGGATGAAGTCACCTTCCTTGCACCAAGGGCCACTTGGGAAGCGCTTCTCATCCTTGAAGGCATCAGGGCCGACCTTGATGACGAACAGCACCGGAGTGGTGAGCTCTTCGAACTTCATGGTCTCATCAGCCTTGAAGATGCCTCCAGCGGTCTTCTCTTCAGCTTCAGGGATGCCGCACAGGATGCGGTAACCTGACGGCTCAGGGAGCTGCTTAGCGCGGTCTTCGAATGCGAGTTCAGGGGCTGCACCAACCTTAGGGATGGCGCGACCGTTAAGGTCAACGAGGTCAGTCATGGTTTAGCCCCTCCACGTGATGGCCTTAACGGCCCACATCTGCGCGGTCTGCGCCTCGGTAATGGCGATGGAGCAAAGCCGACGAGCCTCGTCGCTGAGGCCATCACTGCAACGCAGAAGCGCGAGGTCGTCAATGACATCCGCGTAATGCTTCTTTACCTTGTCAACCAAGTTATTGCTGCTCGGGTTAAAGTTCAGGCCAACGGCCTTCTCACCGTAGGTCATCTCAGTCATCATCATGTTCCATGCGTTGTGCGGTATCGGCGATGATACCGTTTACGATCATCAGCCCGCGAATAATGCCGCAGGCATACTTGTACTCTCCATGGTCCTTGGCAGCGCCACGCGAGATGTCGTCCACGACTGGAGTAATCTCGGCTTGGACTTTCTCAGACAGGTACTTCAGTAGATCATTACTCATTCAGGCTCCTCTGGACGCTGGGTTTCGGAAACAGGGGGGTTTTGTGAAGCTGCGGCTTCGCGGGCGATCTCGATACCCATACGAAGACCAGCTTCTTGCTGCTTGGCGGACAGGTTAGCCTTATCCGTTGCAACCTTGGCCCCAACTTGGAGGCCAGCGATCTCTTGTTGCGACTGGATGCGCTTCTCTTCGAGCTCCAGTCGGTCGTTCTTCTCGGCAGCGTCGATCTGCATCTTCTGGCGCTTAAGGTCGAGCTCACCTTGTTTGATCTGCAGCTCCTGCATCTGCATCTGGACAATGGGGTCCTGAGCCATCTGCTGGTTCTGTTGCTGCTGAGCTTCAGCTTGGTTCTTCTGGAGGAGCTGTGCCGAGGCAGCTGCTGCGAGACGAGACACGGCGATCTCAGTCGTCTCATCCATATCGGCGTTAGGCGGCGGTAGCGGTACGCCCGCCTGCTGCTCAACCTGCTGACGATAAGCAAACGCAAGGTGTTCGGCGATGTGGGCGTTCATAGCCGCCTGCATCGATTGCGCGTTGGGGTTCTGCCCCAGAAGCTGCTGCGTCTTGGGGTCCTGCATCATCGACATGTGTACGGCGATGTGGGCCTCATGGTCTTGGTAGATGAACGCCTTGACTGGCTTGTTATTGATGACGTCCATGTTCTCGCTGATCGGATCGCGGGGCTTCATGTCGTCGCCGTCCTTGAGCGGGACTAGCTTCTGGGCGTTCTTGATCCCGAGAACCTCAAGCATCTGGCGGTGCAGGTACGGTAGGTCATAAATCTGCGGGGCCATCTGGGCCAGCTGAATGACCGCCTGATACTGGACGATCTTCTGCGCCATGGTGGCTGCATTGGGGTCCGATACCGGGATGACCTCGACGTTGTCGTAGTCCGACTGCTTGGCCTTCCGACTGCCTTCTTCCGGCTCGTAGGGGTAGCTATCGGGGGTGTAGTCGCGGATGATGCCCTTGAGGAGCTTGAACTCCTGCCGCATCGCGTAGTGGACGCGAGCCTGCACAGCCGACATCATTTTCAGCGTGCGTTCGAGGATGGCTAGCGTCGTACCGACCGGAGCCTGACCCGACATGTCGCTGATCTTCATATCAGCGGCCCCGGCGAACCGGCGACCTTCCTCAACGATGGTGTTCAGCAGCTGGTACAGGACGCCCGAAGGCTCCTTATACGGCAGCGGCATGATGTTGTCGCGCATCGTACCCGACGCTACATCGACGTCGCGCCACTCAGCAGGGCTGATCGGGGTATCATCACCCTTGACCCGGAGGCCCTTGGTCTTGAAGCCACCCGGCAGGTTCGACAGCGTGCCTGCATCGACCAACTGACGGATGATCGAGGTACCCGACTTAGCGAAAGCGCCAATCAGGTGGATCAGGCCGAAGGCATAGAAGCCGAAACCGGGGACGTACGAGTAGTGTACGAAGTGGTTGCGCTTGAGCTTCTTCTTATCCTGCGGGTCCCAGTTACGCCGGATCGACAGTACGGTCTCAGTGGCCTTGTCGATGGTCACAACATAAGGAAGGGCGACCTCGCCGTCTTCCTCGTCACGGAACTGGTCATCCTCGATCACCAGATCGACGTGCATCTCAAGCAGCTTGTACCGGTCGTCGGTCTCAGCCCGGAAGCCGAGCTTCTCAGCGACTGCCTTCTCGATCTCATCAAGGGTGTTGGTGGGCTCACCAAGGTCTACGTCAGCGTAGAACCCATCGCGCTGAAGGCGCTTGAGCTCATTTGGCGTCTTACGCAGCACATGGGTAACGCGCTCAGCAGTCTCTAGGCTGCTAGCTCCGTAAGGGACCACAACGTCATCGGCAGTGACGTACATTGCGACCTGACGACCGAGTGATGGATCGTAGTACACCTTCTTGAACGCATTACCTGCAAGGCCCAACCCCCACAGCATCCGCTCATGTTCCGGACGGTACTCGACCATCACATCGGTCAACTGATGATTCATATCCTCCTGCACACGCTGCGCGGCATCGCGCTTGGCAGGGGTTTCCTTACCGATGACCTTGGTCCGAACCGGGCCTTGAGCCGGGAACGTCTCCATCATGGTCTCAGCTTGGAACTTGACAACCGCTTCGGTCAGCAGTGGGTGATTGATCCCGCATGCGCCCGGCCACGGCTCAGTCCGGTCCTCTACCTTAAGGCCGAGCAGCTCCAGACCATCAACGTAGGTCTGAATCCAGTCCTTCCGGCTACCGATGTCTTCGTCAAACTCACCGGTCAGGTCACCAGCCAGCTGGGCTAGCTGCCCATCATCAAGGATTTCCGCGAGGTTCTCGTTGAACTCTTCACCCTCATCGCTCGGATCGATCTCGATCTCCATACCATCAATACCGATGGTGACGCTTTCAGGGTCCTCGATCTCGATTTCCATGTCGGGCTCGGGCATATTAACCCCAGCTTCAATGCCATTGGCGAGGGTGGCATCGAGCCCCAGCGGAGCTTGCCCAATCGACTTGTCAACGGCCATTTACTTAGCTTTCTTCTTGGTGGTCTTGGCCCCCGTTTTGGCGACAGCGATGACGGGTGAG